TAACTCGTTAAAGAAATGTTTAATTCAAATACTTCTGCAGACACTAAAATTGCTGTTCTTGAAGAAAGACTTTCATCATATGAAGTTATGATGAAAAAGATTGATGAAGCAATTCAAATTATGGGCAAGACAAGTCAAAATATTAGTAAGATGCTTGCTGTTCATGAAGAAAAAATTGATCAATGCCATAAAGCAGATGATTTTATTGGTAGACTGATAGAAGAATTAAGATTGGAAAATAAAGATTCTCATGAAGCTGTAGTTCAGAGAATAGAAAAAGTAGAAAATAAACTAGAAGAAGTTGTAAAGTTTCGTTGGATAATCGTTGGAGTTTTTGCTGTTGTTTCTTTTGCATTCTCTCAATCTCATGTGGTTATAGACCTCCTAACACCGGATACTTCACAAATACAAATGCAAAATAAATAATTAAGTGTTGGCGATATTGCCAATGAAAACCAAAACCAAAAATAAAACAACGATTTACTCGCTTCAAAAAATAACAAATTCAGTTATAAAATGGACAGGACTCCTAACTGTCCTGTGTCTTGACAAGACCAGATAGTCTGGTATAATAGGTAGACCTCCCACTGTATCGTTATGGATTTTGTTGATGTTAAATACATCAATTTGATTTCTGTCAAATTCCAAAAGTTTAAAAAGGTAAAGCATAACCTTTATAATTTTCGTTGCCCTATTTGCGGAGATTCTCAAAAGAATAAAAACAAAGCGAGGGGATATTTGTATCAAGTAAAAAATAATACAAATTTCAAATGCCATAACTGTGGTATCAATATATCTTTCAACAACTTTTTAAAGCAGATTGATAATGTAATCTACAAGCAATATACCTTTGAAAAGTTTAAAGAAGGTCATACTGGAAAAAACTTTATTGTAGAAGAACCAGTATTTAAATTTGAAGCACCCAAGTTCAAATCAAAAATAAATTTACCCAAAGCATCATCAAACTTTGATGCAAAAAAGTATCTGGAAAGTAGAAAATTAAATCCAGATAACTATTATTACACCGAAAAGTTTAAGGAGTGGACCAACTCTCTTCGCCAAACATTCGACAGTACAGATAAAGATGAACAAAGGATTATTATTCCTTTGTTCTATCAAAATAATCTAGTCGGGTTTCAGGGAAGAGCACTTGGTCCCAGTAAGGTTAAATACATCACTATAATGCTTGACGATGACGCACCAAAAATCTATGGTCTTGATGAAGTCCAAAAAAGTGAAACTGTCTACGTCACCGAAGGTCCCTTCGACTCAACCTTCGTTCGCAACGCAATTGCTTTGTGTGGAGCTGATGGTGATGTTACTAAGTGGGGTATTCGCGATTGTGTTTGGATATACGATAACGAACCACGTAATACAGAAATCCTATCAAGAATTTCCCGAGTTATCGAAAATGGACAAAAAGTTGTCATCTGGCCTTCAACAATAAAAGAAAAAGACATTAATGATATGGTTCTATCTGGACTTGATGTTCAGAATGTGATAGAATCTAATATCTACTCTGGATTAGAAGCAAAACTTAAATTTACTGCCTGGAAGAAAGTATGAGTAACGGTACAAAAGTTAAAAAGCGTGATGGACGAATTGAGTCTCTTGACCTAGATAAGATGCATCTAATGGTTGAAGAGGCGTGTAAAGGTCTTGCAGGGGTCTCTGCAAGTCAAGTTGAGATGACCTCTGGTATTCAATTCTATGATGGAATCACTACTGCAGAGATTCAAGAAATTCTGATTCGTAGTGCAAGCGATCTAATTGATCTTGATCATCCCAACTATCAATACGTTGCTGCACGTCTGCTTCTTTTTTCTGTGCGTAAGCAACTGTATGGAAAAATGAAGGAACTTCCTACACTTGAGCAGCATATTGTTCAATGTGTTACTTCGGAAGTTTATGATAATGATATCTACAACAAGTATTCTCAAGAAGAGATTAATCGCGCTGATTCCTATATTGATCATGATCGCGACTTCTTATTCACTTATGCAGGTCTACGTCAGGTCGTTGATAAGTACCTCGTGCAAGATCGAAGCGGTGGTGGAGTATATGAAACTCCGCAATTTATGTACATGATGATTGCTCTGACTATTTTTGCAGAGTATCCAAAGGAAACCAGAATGTCATATGTAAAGAGGTATTATGACGCAATCTCAAAGCACAAAATCAACATCCCCACGCCTATCATGGCAGGAGTACGAACGCCACTTCGACAATTTGCTAGTTGTGTTCTTGTTGATGTTGATGACACCCTCGATTCTATCTTTAGCAGTGATATGGCTATTGGTCGATACGTTGCACAAAGGGCGGGAATCGGCATCAACGCAGGTCGCATCCGTGGCATCAACAGTAAAATTCGAGGTGGAGAAGTTCAGCACACAGGTGTTGTCCCTTTCCTCAAAAAGTTTGAAGCGACTGTCCGATGCTGCACTCAAAATGGCATCCGAGGTGGATCAGCAACAGTCCACTTCCCAATCTGGCACCAAGAAATAGAAGATATTCTTGTTCTTAAAAATAATAAGGGTACGGAGGATAATCGTGTTCGCAAACTTGATTACAGCATTCAGATCAGCAAACTTTTTTATGAGAGGTTCATTCAGGATGGTGAGATCACGCTTTTCTCCCCTCATGATGTACCTGGACTTTATGATGCTTTCGGAACAGACAAGTTTGACGATTTATATGCTGAATACGAGAACAATTCGTCCATTCCGTCGAAAACTGTTAAGGCACAGGAACTCATTCTTAGTCTCCTCAAAGAACGTGCTGAAACGGGTCGTATCTACATTATGAATATTGATCATTGTAATTCTCACTCTTCCTTTAAGGATAAGGTTGAGATGAGTAATCTTTGTGTTGCTGGTGATACTTTGATTTCAATTAGACACAATTTAAATGATTATTCTGACGAATCAATTTCTAGGGACACTATTGATAAAACAACTGTTATTAAAATTAAAGATCTTGAAAAATTTAGTAATAACTTATTTGTCAATGATCTAAAAGTTCTTTCTTATAACACTGAAACTGGTAAAGAAGAGTGGGCACCTATTACAGCATTTACCCAAACTTCACCAAAAGCAAAAGTAATGAAAATTACTGATGAAGAAAGTGGTAAGAGTATTGTTGTGACACCAGAGCATAAAGTATTCACCAAAAATCGTGGATATGTCATGGCAAAAGATTTGGTTCAAACTGATGAATTGGTAATTAATTAACACAATAGGAAGTGTAATTTCTATATTTTATAAATAGTTATGAGATTACATTTCCTATAATGAAAACATATATTGTTTATAAGATTACTAATAAGAAAAACGGAAAACCTTATATAGGAAAAACTGAATACTCTTTGGAGCATCGTTGGAATCGTCATTTATCGTCAGCAAGAAATGGTTCAAAATTTAGATTTCATTCTGCAATTAGAAAATATGGTGAAGATTGTTGGGACTTATCTGTGATTGAAACTTACCAAACTGAAGATGAAAACTTTATTAATGAAAAGGAAACCCACTTCATTAAACTCTTTGAAAGTGATACAAAAGGTTATAATGCTACTTCAGGTGGTACTGGTGGATGGATGCTTCCAAGATGCTCACAGGAGGTTCAGGAAGAGTGGAAAAATGGTATTTCCATAAGAACTACTGGTTATAATAATCCAAACTATTCTGGATACACTGATGAGGAACTTATAGAAGTAGGTGTAAAGTTTGCTAAAAAATATGGATTTATTGGTGGAAGACAAAGAATAGTTGAGTTTGCTATTAATGAATTGAATATTAAGTTTCCAAAACATTTTTCTAAAAATAGATTTGGTGGGAAACATAAAAACTTTTATAAATCTATTGAAGAACAAACTGGATTGGTGTATAATCCTTATTATAGAGACGAAACTCAAAGAACACTTGCTAAACAACTTTTAGAACAAAACAGGAGAAAAAAATGCTAAAGATTGAATATCTTGAAGAAGAAATCCCAGTCTATGATATTACTGTAGAAGGAACACATAACTTCTTCGCAAATGATATTCTGGTCCATAATTGTCAGGAAATTACACTTCCTACTGCTCCTCTGCAACACATTGATGATCCTGAAGGTGAAATTGCTTTGTGTATTCTTTCTGCAATTAATGTAGGTAAAGTAAAATCTGATGAAGAGTTTGAAGAACTTTGTGATCTTTCAGTTAGAGGACTGGAGGAACTGATTGATTATCAAAACTATCCAGTTGAAGCAGCAGAGATCTCAACCAAGGCACGTAGGTCTCTTGGAATAGGTTTTATTGGTCTTGCACACTATCTTGCTAAACTTGGGTATAAGTATGACTCACAGGAGGCATGGGATGCTGTTCATGGTCTTTCTGAATCATTCCAATATTTTCTTTTGAAGTCATCTAACCAAATTGCTAAAGAGAAAGGGGCATGTAAATATTTTAACAAAACTAAATATTCACAGGGAATTCTTCCAATTGACACCTACAAGAAAGATGTAGACGAACTTTCCTCCATTCCATATCAACATGATTGGGAAACTTTACGTGCCAACATTCAGGCATATGGTTTACGACATTCAACATTGTCCGCACAAATGCCATCGGAGAGCAGTTCCGTTGTGTCAAATGCAACAAATGGAATTGAACCACCCAGGGGATTCTTGTCAGTTAAAAAAAGTAAAAAGGGACCACTTAAACAAATTGTTCCCCAGTATGGAACTCTTAAAAATAACTATACGCTTTTGTGGGATATGCCTAACAATATTGGGTATATTAATATTGTTGCAGTTATGCAGAAATTCTTTGATCAAGCAATTTCTGGAAACTGGTCCTATAATCCAGAGAATTATGAAAATAATGAAGTTCCTGTGTCAGTGATGGCACAAGACCTTCTTAATACATATAAGTATGGTTGGAAAACATCTTATTATCAAAATACATATGATAATAAGACTGATGAAATTAAAGAATCATCTAAAGGTGTTAATGATTTAATTGAGGAAATTTTAAGTTTAAAAGGAGAAGAAGATTGTGACAGTTGTAAAATTTAGAGTTAATTCAAAAAAAGAAATACAGGGAATGACAGTATTTAATACTTCTTACGTAGACTCCAAAAAACAACCAATGTTTTTTGGATCTCCACTTGGAGTTCAAAGGTACGATTCATATAAGTATCCAGTCTTTGATAAATTAACTCAACAACAGTTGGGATATTTCTGGAGACCAGAAGAAGTTTCTTTACAGAAGGATCGTGCTGATTATCAAACTCTTCGTCCAGAACAAAAGCACATCTTTACTTCTAATTTAAAATATCAAATTCTTTTAGATTCAGTTCAGGGTCGTGGTCCTGGAATGGCATTTATTCCTTATTGCTCTCTTCCTGAATTGGAAGCTTGTATGACTGTGTGGGAATTTATGGAAATGATTCATAGTCGTTCTTATACTTACATCATTAAGAATGTTTATCCAGACCCCTCTGAAGTATTTGATTCCATCTTGAATAATGATAAAATTTTAGAAAGAGCATCCTCAGTCACAGGAGCTTATGATGATTTTATTAATTCTGCACAACAATATGGAACATCTAATGATTGGATTTTTGCACAAGAGGGTGCTGGATATGCAAAAGAAAGTAGAATTGAATTAAAGAGAAAACTTTATAGGGCAATTGCCAATGTCAACATTCTCGAAGGTATCAGGTTTTATGTCTCGTTCGCTTGCAGTTTTGCGTTTGGTGAACTCAAACTTATGGAAGGATCCGCTAAAATTATCTCTCTCATCGCAAGAGACGAAAATCAGCACCTTGTTATTACTCAAAACATCCTCAATAAGTGGCGTGAAGGGGATGATTCAGAAATGCAACAAATTGCTAAAGAAGAAGAGGAATGGGTAAGAGGTGCCTTTGAGAATTGTGTAAATGAGGAAAAGAGGTGGGCAGAGTATCTGTTCAAAGATGGTTCTATGATTGGTCTAAACGACAAACTTCTTTGGAGTTATGTTGAATGGATTGCAAACCGTAGAATGAAGGCAATTGGACTCAAACCACTCTATGATATTTCTGCAAAGAATAATCCACTTCCTTGGACTGAACATTGGATTTCCTCTAAGGGACTTCAAGTTGCTCCACAGGAAACGGAAGTAGAATCTTATGTGGTTGGTGGCATTAAGCAGGATATTACAAAAGATTCTTTTAGTGGATTTAAACTCTAAAATTGTAACAAAAATAACAAAAAAAATTGACTATATAACGTACAAGGGAATATAATAAGTCCCTAACGTTCATCTGCTATTTGCGAATTGCGAATGTAGACGGAAGTAAGCCGACTCGGAACGGAACGTTCATCTATGGAAGCACTCATTCTATCTTGCTTACAAGCACAATTGATTGTAGGAAGAGTTCATAAACAAGACATTCCTAAACAAGCAAAGAATGATTTAATTTGGGAGATTAAACAAATCTCACCAAAGACGTGTAAAATAGACGCAAAAGCCGACTGAAGGAACGCTCTTTAACCTAAAAACTAAGGAGAAACCTAATGTCAAAAGTTGTATACCGTGGTGTTGAATATGACACTACAAACCGTCCCAATCAAACATTTAAATGTGAACCAAGAGTAGAAATTTATCGTGGTACTATGTTTTATGTTGATGAAAATGGAAACAAACTTTCTATGCAGAAGTCGGGGGAAACAATCAAATGAAAAAAATTAATGTCCTTCAACTTATTAAAGAACAAAAACAAAAAGAAAATCGTCGTCACCAAGCTAAAATAGTGATGATTAAAAAGTAAATTGATAGGAGGGGCATTGCCCCTCCTATTTTTTTATAAATAACTAAAAACAGTCTAAAAAGATGTCTTTAAGAAATTCATATAAAAGTTTTTATACTGAAGGTGTTGCAGCAGAACATCCAGATATTGCGGGACAAAAAGAATTTGCAAATAAGGCAGATGCTGAAATTGCTCGTAGAAGAGCAGCAAGAGCAAAGAAAGCAGGACCACAACTTCCAAGTTTTGTTGCGTCAGTAAAAAAAGAAGAAGTAGAACTTAATGAAAAGATTGATGTGGGTGCTGATGCTGGTGCGACAATCAGTGATTTCGTTCATTCAAAAAGCAAAACTTTCAAGGGTGATAGCAAAAAGCAAAGAATTAAGAGAGCACTTGGTGCTTATTATGCAGCACAAAGAGAAGAAACAGAAAACATTTATAATTATGTAATTGAAACTTTAGTTGATGCTGATTTTGCAGAAAGTTATGAAGCAGCAGAAGTGATGTTTGAGCATATCAGTGAAGAGTTTACTGCGGCAATTCTTGAAGAGTATATTGAAGAGAAGGCAAGAGGAACTAGACCAAAAAGAACAGTTCACGCATATGATGTGGATGAGACCCTATTTGGGCACGGAAAGAAGGGCAAACCAAATGTTCAGGTTCACGTCAAAGATGAATCTGGAAAGAGAGTTAAGAGTTTAAGCAACCAAGAGTTCAATACTCATAAGTTGGAAAAAGGACACTCATATGATTTCAGTGAGTTTCAAAGTGCTAAGAAGTTCAAGGAAACTTCAAGTCCAAATAAGAAAGTAATTAAGGACATTAAGAGAAAACAGGCAAGAGGACAAAATGTTCATCTTATTACTGCTCGTTCTAAGTTTGATAAACCAAGTGAATTTCAAGGACATTTGAAAAAGTACGGTGTTGATGTAGA